GGTAAAACCTTATCTACTTCAACCTTCGTAAGGTTCTCTAACTTATCCGTAGAACACGTCACCTCGAATTTTAATAAATGATCTTGATTCCTGAAATCATACGGTATCAGTCGCCCATGGCTCATATAAAAAAATTCAATTGTTAGCTCCTTAATAAATTTTTGTGAACCCGAATGAAAATGATGCACAAGTGGATCATCCACACCATTAAAGTTTATAACGTCTGAACCATTGAGAAGTATATGACCAGTGTAAAATGGTGTAGATGTATACACATCTTGATCAAACCCATCGGATCCAGATGTCACCTTGAGTACCAAAGAATTCGGACCTTCTAAGTTAATGGCACCGGACCGAAGTACTTTATTCGTAGACGCATGATCGATTGACCCAAACCCTAAAACTTGATGCGGGGTCGTCACAGAGGATGAGGTACTGGTATATCCATTCGTTCCATCATGAAATTCAAATGTGAAATCATTATCACCCGCGATGGTATTAGAGAATACTAGACCATTTGTATCGGTATCAAATACAACAGAATCGACATTAGATTCAGGTGGTGCCAATTTGAGAGTGAGATCCGAAGCGAGTTCTGTACCAGAAGAATAGTTTGTTTCATCTAGACTGATTACTGTACCATCTACACTGAAACTCTTATTTGTTGCACATGTTGTCAACTGTGGTGTGGGTATACGAGCGGAAACTAACTTAACTTGAGACACGTCATATATTGGATTTTCTAAACGAATGACGTATGTATTAGCGTAGAGATATACATTCGATTGGCGTTGGCTGCTATCTATGTTCAAGGTATGGACCTTCATTAAAATATAGGCACAATATTTTAATGAATGTTTTTGTCTAGTTCAGTCTGAAATTTACTGAGAAATGCTATGGGATAAAGGATTATTCTGGAGCTGTGTCTTGGCAATGTCAAGACGCCTAGAGTTGGGATTTTCGTTACCCTTATAAGCGTTGAACTGATGATACTCGTTATTCTTGTAATTTTGTGTCCAACCACCACTAGCTGGGTTGATGCGACCATCAATGCGAGTCGTATCAGATCTAACGGATGTAAGCTTACCACCCTGCTTACCTGCACTCTCACGAACATTCATGCGACCAGCGTTACCCATACGGTTAGGTTTACCACGACGATCTTCGGGGCGGAAACCATACTTCATGAGTTCTTCATTGCTCCTAGCATTAACATGTGCGGCTGCGCTATTAGTGTATCCACCGACAAAGTTGGTAATACCCGGAGTGGGTTGGTTGTTGTAAATGTACTGTTCATCGTTGCGGTCAGTCCTGAACCTAGTGGGATTTTGCACAACAGTCTGAGCAGGTATGAAGCGTCGGGCACCATTGAAACCCAACCCATCAGTGCGGACTCCAGTTTCCGAACGGTTGGTGGTCCTCTTAGTTCTTTCGTGTTCGTTGCGGGGAACGACACCAGACATACCCTGAGCACGGCCGGGCATAGCGGGTAAACGACTGGGAAGATGAGCAGTTGTGGCGGGTTTATTATGTGTCAACTCACCAACCTTCGCTGAACGACCACCCGTAACATCTTGAGCTGGGCCACTGCGCCCTGGTAATGTAGTGAGCCTGTATTCACCCACATTAATTGGGTTAACTCTGAATGTCTGTTGGAAGCCACCAACGGCTGGGGTGTGTGCACCGATACCGAGACCTGGACCAACGAGCTGTTTCTCAACCGGGGAAAGATTATTCATCCGACCCCGATCACTCATGCGATTGCGTAAATCTAAAACTTCTTGACCACCACTGCGCTGTTGCCTGGAGATATCTGCGAAACTTTCAACCTCCCTCTTCTGTGGAACATCCACGCGGGAGACGAAATCATTCTCCTTGAAATCAATAAATTGGGTGGGTGCAGATGGAGATTCTTTGGGACTTTCAGATAAAGGGGTATATTTTTCAGGTTTCTTACTGAGAGATCGTCCAGCATAGACGAGTCCGGCTACGGCGATGAGTGAAACTGGATCAGCCATTCTTACTTCTTGTTAACATTTTTATTAATATACCTCTGGTCAAACAAACCATTCTGGAGCTCGGCACGAGTACTCGAAGGTTCGTATGATCTGGTACGAAGAGGGACTTTACAATCCATGTTGGTGAGGGGGAATAGATTGCGTTCATAGGTGGGTACGATGACCTTATTGAAACGGGTAGTAGCTTGGGGGCGAAGTTGATCGGATGTTTCGATATATTCTGCTGGAGAACCCTTACCAGCCTTGTATGGAGCAGTTCCATAAAGCATGGTATTGGGGCGAGAACCATAATTTAATTGACTGGGCTGAGGGTAAACGAATACCTCATCAGTCGCTTTTACACTTGGAAGGGCACCAGCGTTTTCAACAATTGAGAGACCAGGTTGGAGTTGATATGCCATTTATTATTACACGAGAATATTAATCTAACTATAGGTTCCGCCACCACCTCGCACACGACCACCACCTCGGGGACCCCTGATGTCCCCATCACCACCGAGACCTGCGAAGGCCTCTAATTGAACACCGCGCGCGTCAGGATTACAGTACTTGGAATCACTTTTGCACATCGGTCCATTCTTTGGTCCATATAACCATTCAGCAAATTGTGTTTGATCGCCTGGTATTTGACTCACAGGGTTCGTCACAAATTGCCTTTCTATAGCATTTTTTTGAAATTTGGGCAACGATGACCGAGAACGCCCCGAATCAAATGGAACACCCTGTGTAACAAATTCGTTAGGTTGTGAATAATAACACGCCTCTAAACGATTGGGTGCGTCACTGTAATCGGTCATGAGCACGTTAGCCATGGGATTACTGCGAGTTGGTTCCTGACAATTGGAAGTCTTTTTCAATGAATGATTGAATGTCTCTTTTACCATATTCGTCTTGTACAAAACAAAAATGACAGTGAGAACAGTCAACGCTAGGACATAAATCCTAGGATCGCGACGAATTAGAAATACGACGGTTGCAATATAAATTATAAATCTTGAAGCGGCGTTAATTCGATCTTCTGGTGTTTGTTCACTCGTTGGCCAAAACTGGGAAATTTGGTCACGCCGGATGAGCTGTTTAGGATCGTCGAACCAGGCCTTCATTTAATATATATTAAGGTTTATTTTTTCAGAAGACCCTTACCAGAGTCACCCATACCACCCATCATACCTCCGATCATTTTCATCAAGGCATCCTGATCAACATCACCATCTCCATTTTCGAGTTTATCTGCACAGTCCTTAGCTAGTCCTTCAATCATAGATAGTGTATCAGCGGGAATAGAAATGATGGTGGTACCGAGCATGTACAGTGTCTGAAGATACTGCCAAGTGGCCTCCTTTGTGTTTGGAGACAGCTTGGACCAATACGACTTTACATCGAGCTCCTTGAGAAAGTCGATATTTTCAATTTCCTTTAGGATAAACTGCTCATTCTTATCAGAGATGTGCCCGGCGTAAGGAGTTACACCGCTCATGAATCCATCCACGACGAGTCGGGGGTTTGTAGTCTTCAAAACGTCGAACGATGTCAACATCTTCTTAATGCCTTTTTCCTCTGGAAGAGTCTTGTGCAATTCCACAAGAAATTGACCCATCATATCGTTGAACGCAGAAACGGATGCCATTTTCTTAATATAAACCTGTAATCTTTAAGTTTCAGAAAGGGTCTGTGGATATAGACTCCTTTTTACCTACACCATTAGAGATTATGAAAAATACGAGTATCGCATTTAACACGGCAGGTTTAGTGTATTTATTTAATTCTAATTTACCTTCATTATTGAGATGCGCTTTGAGGTGAATATAACCAGCAGTAATTAAACCCGCAATAAGAGCTGCACTGAGTGGGTCACGGAAATGTTCTGACAATGACTCCATTTAATTATAGGCAAGTTTTTTTGTACGCTGCTCTGGTGCGTCACCAAATAAAACACCTTCATCCTCACCCTGAGGTTGTGTTTCATTCATGGGTTCAGGTTCGGGTTCATCTTCAATTTCAGGTTGTGTGGTAACACCGGGAACAGTCTTGAACTCATTCGCGAGACCATGGACATCTTCCACTTCTTCTCCCTCAATGGGTGCGGTCTCCTGGGGGTTCATGGGTTCCTCTTCCATGGGCTCTTCCATAGGAGCATCCATTTCGTCGACCACGTCGGGGTCGATAGTGTCTTCAATTTCACCATCGAGATCTATATCCCTCGATTCCTGGGACATGTACGTCTGAAGAATTTGTTGAACTGGAATCAATTCTTTGACTGTATTCTCAATGGCACTACAAAATCGCACCGTTAAATTTTCGTCACGAGTGTACTCACTCTGTTCACTGTGGAAAATGTAAGGGTCCTTGTACAAATCCTTGGCAATGTTATTGTAACACGTTTGAATGAATACTTCATTTGTTGGGAGCTTGAGGGAAATCTTCTTGTTATCCGCCTTGAGACGGACAGCAGAGAGAATCTTAGTACACGCTACAAAGACAGCGGCTAAGAGATCATTAAACCATGCACACCTATCGGCGATATTGTCGGTGTGCTGTTTAGACATCGCATTAGACCAATTGGGAACTTCCTTCAATAACTTCTGGAACATGATAAGAATCTTTCGTCCTTTCGAAATCTTAACCGATTCCCTGTACATTTCATCAAAAACTTCAATCATAGGTGGGCACATGATGAGACATAACTGACCGAGGTATTCTTTCTTAGCCTCGACGAGTACGTTCAGATTGTCCATTTATGATTAATAGGGTTTTTAAAAAGCTTACTTCCTACGCAGCTCCCCTGTACTTGTTCGCTATCTTCTTAAGATTCATGAGGTTCGGAAATCCCGAATCGTCATCGTCATCATGGTCATTCGTTTCCTTTACCCTCCTTGGTTTAGGCCATGCGACATATAAATCAAAATCGCTCATGAACTCCACTGTAAAACCACCCCTCATAAACTGCCTAGCTACGTAACGACATGCAGATGATCTATCGAATACGGGGTATCCTATTAAAAATAGGGGAACGGTTAAAAACACCTGTTTATGACCAAATTCTACTGACTGTTTTATCTTGGAAGAAAACTGTTCGTAAATTTTGGTGTAGATTTCCTTTTTAATCAGTTTTTTCTTTTCATCGATTTTCAGAATATCATTGATGTTGATCATTATAGTTACATCAACTTATTTTTAGCCTCTTCAAACTCACCCATGGTAGGAGTGGCAGCCTCCCTGACCAGCTCGAATTTAAGAAATTCCTTACCTGGTGCTCCATCAGTGAAAGCCTTTACGTTGCCAGGTTGTTCAATGTCAATCGGCTGGGTACGAAGAGATACGAGTTTCGTTGTATCACCCTTCACCTCGAATGAGGCTACTACCGAGAACCCATAGGAAAATCCACCCTTTTTCATCACCATGAACACACATTCGTAAACATCGTTTTCCTTACCAGCATGTTTCTTAATTTTAGCAGTTTCTATGATATACGTGGGTGTACCGATACGCTTAGAAATTTCAGCGTTCGCTTGAATGGTGAATGTTTCCATCATATCATGATTCACAGAAGCCTCAACCTCCTTGTAACCGGATAGGTTTGGTCTGGGGTCGTTGAGCCGTATGTAGTCTACAGGTTTGCTGTATCCTGAAAGTCCGAAAATCTCAGTGAATGATTCACGCCTGGTCAATAAAATCACCAAGACGAGAAGAGCCAAAAGTATATATACCTTCATCTTTACTATAGTGCGTTAATATTTTTTTACTAAATACCGTATAAATATTAGATGTCGCTACTTATCTACAGTCCAAGATGCAAACACTCGATGGATATCATCGAGTATATCAAAAGTCAGGCACAATTGAAGCAACTCGTACAATTCCATAATGTGAATACACAGGGGATACCCAGGAACTTTCAAAATAAGATCAACCGTGTTCCTACGATGCTGACTAAAAATGGAAAGATTCTTGTGGGGAACGAAATAAAGAACTGGCTAGACTCACTCCTACCAAAGAAGGAAATCGAGCATGGAGGTTTTGGGGGTGCTTATTCGATGACCAGTCTAGATGGTAACGAGAAGGATGCAGATATGTTTTATTTAGACAACTATGGACAATCTCTCCAACCTGCAATGACTAAAGAACTTGAGGAAAAAATAAGTAGAGATGTGTCTAAGGGTATGGCATATAGTGATTTAAAGATGTGATACTCCACATGTGTAGACATGAAACTAGTTTCGATACAGGCTTCCGCCTTTAAGTCAACGTTCGAAGTGTTAAAGGATATACTCAATGATGTGAATATTTACTTTAGACCACAAGGTATGTATATTGTTACACTCGATACGGCTCGAACGTCTCTCATAGACATGTTCTTAGCGTCTGACAACTTTGAGGAATATCATTGTGATCAGGAAGAGATTATAGCTGGTATCAACATTTCAAATACATTCAAGTTACTCAAAACAATCACAAACAATGATGTTCTTCAAATTGAAATTACATCGAAAGAATACATGGATATCACGATCACGAGTGAATCAAAGAAGACGAGTTCGAAGTTTCAGCTTAAATTACTGGACATTAATGAAAGTCGGATAGAAGTTCCCGAAGTTGAAATGTCCACCGTGACCATTCTACCTTCATCAGACTTTCAGAGACTGTGTCGTGACATGTACAATCTTGGTCCAGAGATTGGTATTACCCGTGACGGTAAACAGCTTAAGCTCAGATGTGATGGTGACTTTGCGAATCAAGAGACGTGTATAGAATGTCCCGAAGAAAGTCCATGTATTACAGGTTTATACAGTCTAAAATATTTGAATATCTTTACAAAGGCGACGAGTATGTGTGCGTCTGTGCAAATTATACAAGAAACTGGAAACAGGTTTTTGATTTTAAAGTATAACGTCGCAAACTTGGGCGAGCTTAAATTTTACTTGGCAACTAAGGTATCCGAAGATCTGTTGTAAAGTTATCGAGTGTAGATACAATTTTTGACATACCAAATGAATTTTTTATAATAATTTTAGGTAAATACTCCTTCAAGTATGATCGTTCATAATATAAAAATTGATCGATCGGAACTTTTTGGGTATGGAAATCGCAACGAGGACCCGTATATCGTTTCACCTTTTCAGTAATATCTCTTATAGGTTTATCATCATGATCGACTAACCAGGCACTACTCAAAGGAATACTAAAATGCATACTTGTATCTTCATTTACACCCGGCATAAAATTTATATCATTCGATACAGCGGTGTACATCTTACCATTGAAGTAATATTTCACTCGTAGAATAATATACTTGACATTCTGTGGGATACATGTGTGTATAATGTCTTTGTCGATAACATCTGTGTAGTACTCTGTTAGTATATCGTCTTCCCAGTCCTTACTTTCATGTTTCCAGAATTCATCTTCAGTCTTATATTTTATGTCGGGATCAATTTCATATTCCAAAACTTTAGAAACGATGTGATAGTCTGGATATGTGGTTAGTTTTTTATAAAAGTATAAAAGACTACTTAAAAGTTTAAAGAGCATTTCTATATAACGAATGGAAGGGAATTTTTTAAGTAGATATAACAATAAATTGGATGAATGGACAAAACTAATAAAAAATGACCCGAGTAATCGTAGACGATATGAAAGTGAAATGTCGGATTACATGATAAAATGTATGCCATTCATGAATTTACACATAGATGATGGTGAAGATAAAATAAATACAGATAACGTATTCAATGTCAAGGAAACTGTGGGTCTAAAAAGAAAGGATATATTTACAGATTATCTTGTTGAAGTTGAAAAACAAAACATATATAGACCGATACAAAAAACAGTTCAAGTATGTACGAACTGTCCAGATAGTAATATTATTCATTACACGCAAACCGCTGATCTCGTGTGTGATGGGTGTGGGTTAATAGTCGCTAGAGCAATCAGTGAAGAACTGACATACAAAGAAGAACAAGAAACATCCGAAAAAATTGTAAACTATTCATACAAGAGGGAAAATCACTTCAATGAATGGTTGTCACAATTCCAAGCACAAGAGACGACCACCATACCCCCAGAGGTTATGGAGCAATTAAGGGCTGAACTCAAGAAAATGAAAGTTAAGAAAGTCGAAGATATCACACACGCAAAGGTGAGGGGTCTCTTGAAAAAGTTAAGATTGAATAAGTACTATGAACATGTACCCTATATAGCCAATATTCTTAGTGGTATTAAACCCCCAAATATGCCACAAGAATTGGAGGAGTATCTTCGAATCATGTTCAAAGATATCCAGAAACCTTTTGATGACAACTGTCCGACAGAGCGTAAGAACTTTTTGAGTTACTCGTATGTTTTGTATAAGTTTTGTGAACTTTTAAGTGAGGATGAATATCTCCAATACTTTCCCCTCCTCAAATCTAAAGAGAAGTTGTATCAACAAGATGTCATTTGGAAAAAGATATGTCACGATCTTAAATGGGAGTTTATACCCACAATTTAAAGAATTAATCAAATGATTCTTTAATAATGGAGTGTCCAAATTTTGATGTGTGTCATAAAAGGTATGATCCAAGGTTGAAAGTATGTACTTCATGTTTTTGGAGATTCAAGAATGAAGTACTCGAATTCAAAATTGGGGATTGTTCACTTTGTCATGAGAATGTAAGATGTGTCAAATATAGAAAATGTTCACATTTCGTTTGTCTCAAATGTTTCAATAACAATAGGAAATGTTCTATACCTAAGTGCGGTGAATAATCGTATTTAGTAACAAAATGACTGAGGAAGACAATCAAGCCCTATTGGCACTCTATGAGCTCGAAGCTCATGTGTGTCCACACCTCGATAACATCAGTCAAACGGACCCGGCTGTTCAGTATTGCATGGAACAGGCGAAGTTTCATTTGAAAACGGCCCACGAACTCCTGGAAGCAGCTGTGTTAAGTCCGCAGACACGATACGATGATGATCTCGTATTTTATCAAAGGCTTTCGAGAGTTCTCCCACTGATGGTCCTAATGCAATCTTACGAATCTCCACCTCCCGGCCCGGTTGAAGAGGAAAATTTACCAAATACGCCAACCTCAGTCCTGTCAAGTCAAGATATTTTTGAGCCTGATGCTCCATCCCCTCAGTCAGAGTCTTAATAGCCTTTAGTTCTAGTATTACAGTGTTGTCTATGATAATATCAGCTCGTAATTGTCCAACGACGTGCTCCCTAAACCTAACCAATATATGTCGTTCAGATTCATATGGAATACCTTTCTCTCTCAGTATAACCTCAACTGCATTGTGATACACTCGTTCACTATATCCAGGACCTAGTTCAGAATATACTTCTTTCATGATTTTCTCTATATCCCACTTCATTTATAAAGAATGGTTAATTTTCTCTATATATGTTAAGATGGCTCCCACATCCATGAACATAAACAACGGGCCTAACAGGACCAAAAATGGTACCAGGAAACGCCGCGCCAATAACAGTAATAGTAACAATAATCAGGCAAGGGCATACAGAAAGCGGGAGATTAACTTACCAAATCTGAATGTCGGTGGGAGTGGTATGGGGTGCGGATATGCCGGTATTCCACGGTATATGAAGAGGGCGAAGGAACGATTTGATAATGCGTATGTCGTGTCCGCCTTTTTAGACTACACCATAGCCACCAATCAATACGGTATAGTGAAAAACATAAACACTATCATCAAACGCCACGGTGTACCCAACATATCTTCTAGGATTGTCACCTCCAATCAAGTATACTTTTTCATGGTAGGTTTAAGGAACGTAGACAATGCACACGCCGTCAGTGTCTTGGTTGATCCTGGTGTTTACGCGCAAAATTTTAGAATGTGGGTCTTTGATCCACATGGTGAAGCATCGAGAGATTCTATATGGGGTAGAACCATGCGACAGAAAGTAGTACCACTCATCAAACAGTTATGGGGAGTCACGAATGCCAATAATAGAATGACCAAATATTATAATGGTCCAAATTTACAAGCTAATAACAATCGGGGTGTGTGCACTACATTCTACGTGACATTCATGGATTACATTCAAGCACTCGTGGCTGGTGAAAATATAAACGGAATAACTCGTTTTGCAGCACAGAATTCCACAGTGAGGAGAAAACTCTTCTTGGACTTCCCTCCAAATATACGGGGTTTAGTTACAGTTAAAAACAAAACTCGATAAATTCTCAGTGTATAACAGGTAGTGTCAATGAAATTTAGACTCACACGTCCAAACATGGTCGTAAGAAGAAAGAGAATACAGTTGTCCCGTGAAGTGGTTCGCGATTTGAAAGAAGTGAGTAAATTATCTTGTGTCAAACAGTGGGAATTTGCGGGTAATATCGAGTACAAAAATTTCGAATTTAGTAAACCAAATATCGTTACATCAAAAAAAAGAAACCGAGTCGAAGGTCCTGAAATCGATAGAGTTTGGTATTCTGAAATGTCATTTCATACACACCCAGGTGTCGGTCACCATGACGGGACTCTATGTCAGAATACACCCGTGTTCACAACCCTCCCCAGTAATGCGGATTTCGAAGCATACATTAAAGGGTTCCCCGAAATGCAAGTCAATATAATTTGTGATTCACACGGATACTACGTTATTAATATCCTTAAATCGGCGTACATGAGGGCATCACCTTTACCTGAGGCTGTACATGAATACATGAGAAAGGTACGCAGTAAACCATTCATGCGTATTTGTGTATTTTCAGATAATGGAATTGAATATTTTCAAACCACTATAAAAAATTGGAAAAGAGAAATTAACGACTATGTTGATCCAGAAATGATGAAACTTTTTGGAGTATCAATTCGTTATTATGGATATGACGACGACCCCCCGATTGTTACCGTCTATCGGGATATAGACGTAGTATAGAATCTTCTAATTCATCAACCTCATACCAAGCCCAATGACATTCAGACGAATCCTTATCTATTTCACACATCTCCTGTGCTTCTTTTATCGCTTCTGTGAAGCGTAAACGAAGTCTCAGATTCTCCTTGATTGGTCTCACCTCTACGATACTTGGTCGTTGGTAGATAGATTCAAGGACATTCTTACGAGTCTTTGCTAGTTTTATTTTGTACAGACTATTTTCAGAAAAGGTAGCCACACACTTCATCTAATATATGAAGGTATTAAAGTTTTAAGTTTATTCAATCGAAGTATAAATTTATTTTACCATCGTAGTCACTATACGTATCAAATATAAACCCTAGATCCTGCATAGTTTTTATCCACGTATTAGCTATAGTGTTTTTAGTATCAATACTTCCGGGTCTTGATAAATTAATCTGTTCCACATTTTTTCCATTTTTATGCATGACTGTAACCTTTTCACCAACATCGTATATCTTTTTAGTATCAAACGTAGTTTCGATTATTTCATTTTCATCGTTTCGTAAAACTGTATATACGTAACACTCAATTTTTATTTTGTCATAACGAAGAGTGTAAATTTTTATTATACTTTCTTCTAAGTCCCAACCAACACCGTAGTATTTGTAACCAGGTGTACATAGCATATCATTTATACCAATATGTCGCAACAGACGAGTAACACAACCACCTATATTTCTTTCGGTAGATCCGAGATTAACTCTCGTTAAATTCGTTTTACCACTTTCCTTCTCAATAGACATACTGAAGCTATATGGGGAAATAGAATACGTATTTGTAAATTCCTTACTATATTCATAATTTTTTATGATAGAGTTGACGTAACGTCTCTCCTCTCTGGAAATTTTATCATGAAAAGGATACACCTGATAGTTATATAGACTATACGCATCTGATAACCAGTTATCTGTTCTCGTGTACATGAATAAACAACCCAGAAGTAATAAAAGTACGAGATACATCTTAT